GATTGATTCCAGTTCTGCTATGCGTTTGGCTGCAGTGTGGGCTTGTGTTCGACTCCTTGCGGGCGTGGGTTCGACTCTGCCACTTGACCAGTTCAAAGATGGTGTTGGCGGTCGCACACAGTTGCCTGCCAGTTCACTGTTCAGGGCACCTGCACCCAACGTCAACATCACGACATGGCTTTACCAGGTCTGGTCATCACTGCTGTTGGACGGCAACGCTTATGGTCTGGTTACTGAAACTGGTGCCAATGGTTTCCCAGTCACTGTAGAAATCTTGGACCCTGCAAGTGTGCAATGGCGCCATGTTGATGGTGAGTGGCAAACGCAGATCAATGAGAAGCGGATCAACCGTTGGCCCAATGGCCCGTTGTGGCACATGCCAATGTTTGTTTTCCCCGGTTCACCAATGGGCATGAGTCCTGTCAGCAGCGCGAAACAGGCTATTGGTTCTGGCATTAGCGCTGAGCAGTTTGGTGCGCAGTTCTTCAACGCTGGTGGCAACCCCAATGCAATAATCTACTCAGACAGTGAGCTGACACCTGAACAGGCGCAAGGCATCAAGGGTGCTTTCAACAACGCGACACAGGGCAACCGTGAACCAGCGATCATGGGTTCAGGTTTGAAATATGAGCGTGTGCAAATCTCGCCAGATGAAGCACAGTTCTTGGATTCTCAGCGGTTCACTGTTGAACAGATTGCACGCATCTATGGCATCCCACCTGAGCTGATTGGTGCAGCTGCAAGTGGCAGTTCTGTGACCTATGCAAACCGTGAGCAGCGTGCAGCAGACTGGCTGAGCTTTGGTCTGATGCCATATCTGATCCCGATTGAAGATGCGCTTTCAACACTGGTGCCAGCCAATGAGCGTGTGAAGTTCAACGTGGATGGCCTGCTGAGATCAGACCTGAGTACGAGATATGCGGCACATGCTGTTGGTATCAGTTCAGGTTTCCTCACAGTTGATGAAGCTAGAGCGTATGAGGATTTGCAGCCACTGTCTGCTGTTGCTTTGGAAGAAGATTCTGTTGCTAACGCAAGGCAGATTGCTGAGATAATCCAGAAGGTCTATCTGGGTGTGGGCATTGTTGTGAGTGCTGATGAAGCACGCACCATTGCCAACCAGGCTGGTGCAGGTTTGGTGGGTTCACTGCCAGTGGAACCTTCTGCCTGATGGCAACCATTGATGACATCGACCTTGTGCCCAATGATGGGATGGTTGAAGAGGCTGAGCGTGGTTTGGCTTGGCGTGCAGAGTTCAACCGTGGTGGCACTGCTGTTGGTGTTGCTCGTGCTCGTGACATTTCTAATCGTGTGCGTTTGTCTGCTGAGACTGTGCAGCGGATGGCCAGCTTCTTTGCACGCCACGAAGTGGATAAGCAGGGGCAAGGTTTTGAGATTGGCGAAGATGGTTACCCTTCTGCTGGTCGTATTGCGTGGGCGTTATGGGGTGGTGACCCTGGACAGAGCTGGGCTGATGCACGCTTGGCACAGATCGCAGCGCTTGAAGCTGACAGGAGTTTGAGAATGATTGATTTAGAAACGTACCCACTGAACGAGCGACAGCTTGCACAGTATGAAAATACTGAATCTGTTGTTGAGAAGTTTGGGCAGTATGACCAGACTGCTGGCGCTGATGGCTGTGGCTATCAGGCAGAGTCTGAGCAGGCCAGTGATGGTATTGCTTGTAGCAACTGCGTGTTCTTCATGGAAGGCATGTGTGAGGTTGTTTCGGGTGAGATCGCTGCATCTGGGTTGTGCAAGCTGTGGGTGATCCCTGCAGGGTTGCTTGAGGGTGAACCTGTTGTTGAGGTTGACCCTGAACCAATGGTTGAGGTTGATGCACAGCCTGTGGTTGAGGGTTACACACGCTCAGCTGATGGTGTGGATGTGCCTGAACGTGAAGTGAGAAAGCTGGCAAAGCTTGAAGTGCGTGCAACACCTGATGGTGGGGCAGTGCTTGAAGGCTATGCAACGGTGTACAACTTTGCATACGACCTTGGTGGTGGGCCTGCTGCAGGCGGGTTCACTGAGATTATTGCTAGTGGTGCCACAGCGAAGAGTGCAGCAGAAGCTGATGTGCGTTTGCTTGTCAACCACGATGGCATCCCTTTGGCACGCACCAAGTCTGGGACCATGACCCTTCAGTCAGATGACATTGGGCTGAGAGTCACAGCACAACTTGACCCCACAAACCCCATGGCTGTTTCACTGCGTTCAGCTATGGAACGTGGTGATATGGACCAGATGAGTTTTGCTTTCAAAGTGTTGCGTGATTCATGGGATGCAAAGCATGAGGTGCGCACCATCCACGAAGTTAGGCTGTATGACGTATCGGTTGTCACCTACCCTGCTTCAGGCGCAACGGTGGCAAAGATTCGCAGTGAAGATGCACAAAGTTCTGAGCAGGCCACAGGCCGTTCAGTTGAGATGGCGAAACGCCAGCTTGAAGCAATAACAGCCCGCCGATAACAAGCCGCACCACATGCCGCCACTGGCACATGTGTTGCACTTGAAATCACCAGCTGGACCATATTCCTATACAAGAAAGGTTCCACATATGTTGGACCAAATCCGCAGTTTGATTTCTGCAGCGCTTGATGAACGTGAAGTTTCTGAAGCAGCTGTGCAAGCAGTAATTTCAGCAATCGAAGAAGAAGGCCGCTCAGAGATGAGCGCAGAAGAAACAGAGAAGTTTGACGCAGCCCGCGCAGAACTTCGCGAGATTGACGACAAGATCACCGCCCTTCAGGCGCGTGAAGCAGACCTTGTTGATCTTGCAGCCCGATCCGAAAAAGCCGCAGAGGCTAGAAAAGAAGTGATCCCAATGAACATCAAAGTGATTTCAGAAGAGAAGACCTACCGCCAAGATGGTGAGCACGACTTCTTTGCAGATGCTGTTGCAGCCAAGTTCAACAATGACTCTGCTGCTGCTGATCGTCTTGCACGCAGCCGTGATGAAAGTTTGGCTGAGTATCGCAGCACGAGCGGCGCTTTTGGCGGCCTAGTAGTTCCCCAGTATCTCACTGAGCAGTTTGCACCAACGCTTGCATCTGGTCGGCCTTTCCTTGAAAGTGTCACCAAAATTGCGTTGCCAGATTCAGGAATGAATCTAGTGATCCCCCGTGGAAATACTGCCACTGGGGTCTCAGCGCAGACCACCGAAAACACCGCGGTGCAGAACACGACATTTGGAGAGAGCGATCTCACTGTTCCAGTGCGCACCTTTGCTGGCCAGCAGTTGGTTTCACGCCAAGCTGTTGAGCGTGGAACTGGTATCGCTGGCATTCTGTTGGCTGACCTTTACCAGCAGTACGCAACCAAAACCAACGTCAGCGCAATCAATGGTGATGGCACCGCTGGTGGCCACTTCGGAATCCTGAACACCACTTCAGTGCAGACTGCAGGGTGGATTGGTACAACTGGCGCATCTTTTGTGTCTGCAATCCACAACGGTCTTGGCAAGGTCAACGCTGCACGATACGCAGCAGCAGACCTCATCCTGATGCACCCACGGCGTTGGGCTTGGCTATGCGCCCAGTCTGATTCTTCGCTGCGCCCACTGGTTGCCATTGAAGGGTACAACTCGTTCAATGCTGTTGGTGCTGGTGTTGCAGCTGGTTACGCTCCTGTCGGATCAATTGCTGGTGTTCCAGTCGTTACAGACGGTGGCATGACCACAGCCGCTGGAGCCAGCACTGATGAAGACCGCGTGGTCATCACGAGACGATCCGACAACCTGTATTTTGAAGCAGCTGGCGCGCCAGTTGGTTTGACTCTCAGTGAGGTTGCTGCACAGAACCTCACAGTGACGATGGTTGTATATGGGTTCTCTGCCTATACAGCAGGGCGCTTCCCATCGGCCACTGTGGTGCTGTCTGGCACTGGCTTCAAGCAAGTCTTGAGCTAGTCAAATCTGTGATGGTGGTGCAGGCAGTGGGCTTGCTTGCACCACCACCCAATTCCGAAAACCCAAAGGATAAACATGCAAGAGACTTTTGATCACCCTGGCAAAGTGCTGCTGGCTTTCCCTTCAACAGGCCACGACATAAGCACTAGGTTCATGCGCTCCTTCTGGGAGCTTGACATGTGGGACCGAGAACGAGCAGTGCAAATCTGGGAAGCACTAGGTGCCCCAGAGTCACCCAACCCTATTGATCTGCGCTTGTTGCATAACTATGTGGCACTTGAAGCCACAGCGAACCTTGCCAAAGCTCGCAACAGGATTTGTGACGAGTTCTTACACAACAACCTTGAAGCAGAATGGTTGTGGTTTGTAGACACTGACATGGTTTTCCAACCGCAACTGATGCATCAGATGGTTGCAAGAGCGGTTGAACACGACATCAAGATTCTTGGTGCGTTGTGTGTGATCCTCACAGCAGACGGATGCATACCCACCATGTTTATTGATGACCCCAACACCATCACACAAGTGCTGTTGGATTTTGCACCAAACCAGCTGGCACAACTTGCAGCCACTGGCACTGGTTGCATTCTGATCCACCGCTCAGTGATCCAAGCAATGTTTGATCAGAGTGGTGGCAGTACTAACTGTTGGTTTGGTTTTGACATCAGGTTTGGTGATGATGGTTCAGAGTGGGCACTTGGCGAAGATGTCAGTTTCTGTTTGCGTGCTGGTGAACAAGGCCACAAGATATATGTGGACACCACAGCCCATGTTGGGCATCACAAGGGTGGCAGGGTTTACTGGCCAAGTGACATCAAGACAATGGGTGTGACACCACCTGAAGAACCACGCACAACGGATGACAATGCTAGGGCCTGATGCCAGCAGGTATCTGCTGGCTGGGCGTGGTGTTCCGGTAGCACGACCATTCAATCTGAGATGGTTGCTGCCTACTGTTTGCAAAACTGATTTGCGGAGATGGTGGGCAGTGTGGGTTGCATCGTGGGTTGTTGCTGCAGCAGGGATGCTGTGGTGGGGTTCTGACCTTGGATGGGAACGTGCAACAGCTGCAGCAGTTCTGCTGTTGGCGTTGCCTGGTGTGTGGGGTCCACAAGTAGTACGACCTGTTGGTGTTGACCTACCAGCAATGGCAATAAGCATCATGGCTGTTGCCTGCTTTGAACATGGGCTATGGCCACTAGCAATCATTCTGATTCTTGTGGCTGCTTCGATCAAAGAGACTGCACCAGTGTTTGCTGCAATCTGGGCTTGGCATCCAATCATGCTCATTGGTTTGATCGTGCCTGCTGTTGTTTGGTTTGTACGCAAACCACAGCTTGATCAGGTGACTGCACAACCGTTGTTGCGCAGAGTGCATGAACATCCTTTCAAGACTGCGTTAGAAGCTCATCGTGGGCGCTGGCGTGACGCATGGCTGATGATCGCCCCATGGGGCGCAACACTTGCGGCTTTGTATCATCCTTCTTGGCAAACACTTCTGATACTCCTGTTGGCGTATGCACAGCTTCTGGTTGCTACTGACACTGTGCGACTTCTGCACACTGCTGCTGGGCCTGTGATGGCCTTAGCAGCGGCACAAGTACTACCAGTGCAACTGCTGCCACTGATACTGATCGCACACTTCTTTTGGTGGAGAAAGCCCGAGGTGATCTGATGCACCATGCAGTGCTGGAATGGGTCCAAAGGTGGGTACCCTCCGGGCCTTGCACTGTGCTGGATTGTGGCGGGCGGGACATCAACGGCAACCCAGAATTTCTGTTTGAACACGCAACCTTTGAAGTGGTTGACCTTGTAGCTGCACCAGGAGTCACATGGGTAGGTGATGTTCTTGATTATGGCAACAAACAGAAGTTTGATGTGGGCTTGCATCTTGAGGTTGCAGAACACACACCTGATTGGCCACTACACATAGCCCACCTAAAAAACCTTTTGGACCACCGCACAGGCTTGTTCATATTCACAGCAGCCTGCTATGAGCGCACACCACACAGTGCTTCTGATGGTGGCCCACTCCAACCTGGTGAGCATTACAAGAACATTGACCCAGACCACCTTTCCAAAATCCTCACACGCAATTTCTCAAAGCATGTGATCGATGTGCAAGGTGATGATGTAAGAGCTGCAGCATGGAGATGAAATGACAATTACCAATGGTTACATCACACAAGCTGAAGCAGTTGCCTATGTGGGGCAAAACCTCGTGCAAGACACCAGCCTTCTTGATGATGTGGTTGAAGCAGTGTCAAGAAAGATTGACCGCTACTGCGAACGCGAGTTTTTCCAGACAACAGAAGCACGCACCTTTGCCACAGATGACATCTACACACTGGCCTTTGGGTCATTCAACGATCTCGTCAGCATCACCACACTAAAAACTGATCCCACAGGCGCTGGTGTCTACTCCACCACCATCCCATCCACCGCCTACCAGCTGCTCCCATACAACGCACCACAAGCAACAGAACCATTCACATCACTGCAACTGCTAGGTGGCACCCAGTGGCCTGTACCCACATTCAACATGCGGCAGAACACGGTTGAAATCACTGGTGTTTGGGGATGGCCTGCAGTCCCATTTGAAGTGAAACAAGCGTGCAGAATCATGGTTGCAGAAATAGCCAAGATGCAAGAATCACCGTTGGGTGTTGCAGGCTTTGGTGAATATGGTGTGATGCGTGTGGGCAAGTCTTTGCCACCAAGGGCAATGGATTTTCTTGCACCATACAAACATGCACAGAGTTTTGGTATCGCATGAGCGCTGCTATCAGCAATGGTGAAATCAGAGAAGCACTAGCCCAAGCAATCAGTGCTGTGCCTGGACTGAATGTGTACCGCTACCCACCAGATTCAGTGACAGTCCCATGTGTGATGATCAGTGGGTTCAACGTAAAACCATTGACCTTTGATGGCAGGCGTGAAACCACTGTTGATGTGATTGCCATGGTGTCACGCAGAAGTGTTGACCAGATGGCAGGTTTAGACCAGCTCCTTGATGCTGATGATCCCAGTTCTGCGATCACAGCTATTGAAGAAGCAGAAGCACCTGGCATTGATTTCTTCGTTGAATCCTTTGGCTCATACCGTGAATTAGTTGTGGCAGATGTGGGCTACTACGCAGCTGACATTGTTGTCAGGGTGATGACCTGATGGGAACTTCAACACCACAAACTTTTGGTACCAAAATGATTCAAGCTGGGCAGGCAATCACAGAAGCAAACACTGTTGCTGCAAGTGCTGCAGCATTGGCCTACAAAGATGCTGTGATTGCTTCAGGTAAAGCTGCTACTGGTGGTGATGGGCAATTGTCACGCTGGGGCAAAGATCGTTCAAAGGTGGGTTTCAAGGGTGGTGTGAAACTGAACGCCAGATATGATGTTGAAGGTCGGGGCATCAATGCACAAGTTCTTTTGAAGGCTGTGCCAATGGGTGTGTGGAAAGTTGTTGAGTATGGTGCAGGCACTCATGCCATTGTGCCTGGTGCTACAGCAAAGATGCGCAAGGGTGCCAACCTCATATCAGCAATGATGGGTGGTGCTGATACTGCAGAAGCGCTTTCTGGTGCTCGCAAGGGTGCAAGAAAACGCAAGCTGATGGTGTGGGGCAATGGCAACTTTGCTTCATACGTCAGGCACCCTGGCACCAAAGGCAAGAAGGCTTGGACTGGTGGCATTAGGGCTGGCACACCTTCTGCTGTGCGCGCCTACAAGCGCAAGCAGATTGAAACACTGGGCAAGGTTTTCTGAGTGCGCATTCTTGTTGTTCACCCTGGCCCAAATTTCAGTGTGCAAGATGTTTTTGCTGGTTGGTGTGAAGGGTTTGAAGACCTTGGCCATGATGTGCAGGTTTATAATCTGGGCGACAGGCTCACATGGGGCAGCATCGCCCACCTTGCCATGGATGATGGCAGCTACATCAAAGCTTATCCCAACCCACAAGATGTGTACTCGTTTGCTGTTGCAGGGTTGCCACAAGCAGCACTGTACTGGTGGCCACAGCTGATTGTGTTTGTGTCTGGGTTCAGTGTTGACCCAAAGTTTTTAGAGGTTTGTCGTGGGCGTGGTATTGCCACAGCTTGTGTGATGACAGAATCACCATACGAGGAAACAAGGCAGTTGATGATCGCACCACACTTTGATGTTGTGGCTTTGAATGACCCAACCAACATCAACCAGTATTCACAGCTAACCAAAGCCATATACACACCACATGCTTTCAGGCCAGCAGTTCACTTTGAAGCTGAAGCACATGATGACTACAAGTCTGATTGTGTGTTTGTTGGTACCGGCTACCCATCAAGGGTTGCTTTCTTAGAGCGTTGCAACTTCACTGGCATTGACCTTGCCCTTGCAGGTAACTGGCAGGATGTGCCTGAACATGTTGCAAAGCATGTGGTGCATGACCTCGAGGACTGTATTGATAACAGTGAAACAGCGAAGTTGTATCGTGGCGCTAAAACAAGTTTCAACTTGTACCGCACTGAAAACAATGGGGATGTTTCTGATGGTGCTGATGGTTGGGCTGTTGGCCCACGAGAAATTGAACTAGCAGCATCTGGCACATGGTTTGCCCGCCAGTCTCGTGGTGAGTCTGATGAGCTGTTTCCTATGCTCCCTACGTTTGAAAGCCCTGAAGAGCTTGGCGAGTTAATTCGCTGGGCGCTTGCAAATCCAGTTGAGCGGCAGATTGCTGCACAACAGGCAAAACGCGTGATCACTGATCGCACGTTTCCAAATAATGCCCACAAGCTTCTAGAGGCTTGTGGCCTAGTGAAAGAAGAAGCACATGGCTAATCCGATCAGTGGTAGAAAAGGCGTGGTTTATATTGACCCGTCAGCAGCTGGAACTGCAGCTGCTTCACCAGTGGCAAACCTGAACACCTGGGGCCTTGACTCCACCACAGACAAGACAGAGGTTACGAGTTTCGGCAGCGGATCGAAGACCTATGTTGTGGGCCTGCCTGATGGGGCAATCAGCTTTGCAGGGTTCTGGGACCCAGCAGCTGGTTCACAGTATGGCATTACCACGAGCATCGCGGCAGGAAGAAAATTTTACTTGTATCCCAGCAGCGAAAACACAGGCCAGTACTGGTTCGGTCAGGCACATTTTGATCTGTCGATAACCCAGACCGTGAGTGGCGCAGTAGAGATTTCTGGTACGGGATCAGCAGCCACTTCAATCAATAGTGTTGGCACCTGACCATGGCTGATGAGTGGGCAATCAACCTTCCAGACAAAAAGCAAATCAGGCTTTCTGATTTTACGCTTGATGAGCTGGTGCAGTTGGAAGCGGATTGTGGTGAAGAGTGGTGGGCGCTCTTATCACATCCCTTCAGGTCAGCAAAAAACGCCAAGTACATTTATGCGGCAGCTTGCGCCCAGCACAACATTGAACCTGCTGTGCTGACAGTGCGGATGCTCACAGATGTGTTTGTGCAAGTCCCTGACGACATGCCAGATATTTACGAGGGCAGCATCCCAAAAGCGGTGGACGATCCACAGACGCATGGGTCGTCTGGTGTGCAATCAGATTCAACTGGACCCCAGAACAAACCAGATGCCTAACAGTGCGTGAGTTGAAACTTCTAAGTGAAGGGGTGAGCAGTGGCATTTCTTGAACGGTTACAGATTCTCATTGATGCTGATGCTGGCGGCGCTGTGCGCGAGTTCAAAAAGGTTGGCAACGTAGCTGACAAAGAACTTGGCAAAGCAACAAAGTCAATGGACCGCATGAGCGCAAAGCTAACCAGCTTTGGTGCTGGTGCTGTTGTTGGTGCAGCAGCCCTTGGTGCTGGGTTGGCAATGTTTGCCAAAGAAGCTGCAGCAGCTGAAACAGAACAGTTGAAGCTAACTAACAGCATTAAGAACAGCACTTCAGCTTTCCCTGGTAATGGCAAAGCTTTGCGTGATCAGGCATCAGCTTTGATGAAGGTGACTGTTGCTGATGATGATGCAATTGTTTCAGCGCAAGCACTCCTTGTGCAGTTCGGGCGCACATCAAAAGAGACTGAACAGCTCACACCTTTGATCGTTGACTTATCAAGGAAAATGAATATCGATTTGACGGCAGCTGCGAAAGCGGTTGGCAAATCAAGTGATGGTTCATCTGGGGCTTTGAAGAAGCTTGGAATTGAGGTAGTGGATTTGGGTGGCGGTGCCACTGCAACAGAAAACACGATTGCTGCGCTTGCTTCAACTGTTGGCGGGTTCGCAGAATCCGAAGGCAACACATTTGCCGGACAGATGCAAATCATGTCTAATTCCTTCTCTGAGCTAAAGGAAAATGTGGGCAAGGGCGTGTTGGAAGTTGTCAACCCAATCCTTGGTATTGGTGCTGCAGTAGGAGAAATCAATCCTGCTATTGGTGAAACTGCTGGCAAGCTTGGCACCATTGGTGCTGGCGCTGCTGGCCTTGTTGGTGCTTTGTCTATTGGTACTGGTGCTGTCATGAAGATGCGTGACCAGTTCACACAGGTTTCAATGGTTGGTGGCACTGCTACACGTTCACTCACAGGTGTTGGCAAGGCTGCTGCAGCCATTGGTGCTGTTGGTGCAGCTGTTGTTGTGTATCAGTTAGCAAAGGCTTTAGATGAAGCAAGTGTCAACGCTGCAAGAGTTGAAGCTTCGCTTGCTGGTATCAGCTTGGAAGTTGCTTCAACAGGCAGTGTTTCTGCAAAGTCTTTTGCGGAGCTTGCTTCTAGCACTGAAGGTGTGATTGACAAGGTTGCAGATTTTGCTGAAAGAACCAAAATTGGAGACATTTTTAGTTTTGGCAAATCATCTGGCACCTTCAAACTTGACAATGAAGTTGTGCAGTTCGACAACGCTACTGCTGCGCTTAACAAACTCAAAGCTGCTGGCGATACCAAAGCGTTACAAGCAAATTTGGACAAATTAAAAGATGCAGATTTTGGCACTGGTGGCGGTTATCAAGCAGAAGAACAGCGCAAAAAGTTTATTGAGTACTTGAAGAACACTCGCAAAGGTTTGAGTGATAGCGGCAAGGCGGCAGAACTAAACGCTGAGCAGTTAGATGAAACAACTGCTGCTACTGAAGAAGCAACAATTAGTACCAAAAATTATGATCGCCAGTTGCAGTTCATTGCTGCTACGCAGAAGCTTGGCGCTGATCGTGCAGCTGCATACACCAAAACCATTGAAGACACATCAACACTGGATGATCAGGCCACTGCAGCGTTTGGCATGAACGATGCGTACAAAGGTTTGTTTGATACGTTGAATGATCTGCCAAAGTCGTTTGATCCAATCAAGGCTGCGTTGGGTGATTACACAACTGAGCAGAACAAAGCTGTTGAAGCTGTTATTGGGTTTGGTGATAAAGCTGGCACAGTTTTAGAACAAGCTGTGCTAACAGGCGGTGACCCACGTTTCCTTGGTGGCATCTTCAGGTCAAGGCTTGAAGAGGTTTTGAAGAATGCTGGTATCCCACCAGAACAGATTTCTGAATACATTGGGCTTGCTGGTTTGGGTGAAATACAGATTGAAGCAGCAGTCAGACTGAGTTTGAAAGAAGAAGAAAAACTCAAGCTGTATAACCTGATAGCCCTGTTCCAAACAGACCTTGACTCAAAGCCACCTGAAATCAAAATTGCTGTGCAGAAGGCCATTGATGCTGGCCAGTTTGCTATGGCAGAACTGTTGATCAAAGCATTCACCCAACAGCTTTCACCTGCTGAGATGAAACTTGTGATTGCAGCAAACCCAAACCTTGCACCTGAATTGAACGCTGCGTTGGCTACAGCACAAGCGCAAGCTGATGCTAACCCTGTGAATATCCCAACAAAGCTGGTCAGCCCGTTTGCTGGTGCCAGTACTTCTGGCAGTGCAAACACATATTTTCCTCCTGGTATAAACCCTAATGATCTGCCAGTGCAACCTGATGAGTTGCGGACAGGGTTAGATTTGAATTTCAACGGTGTTGTGGGCAGGGCTATGGGTGGGCCTGTTGGTGCAGGTAAGACCTACACAGTGAACGAGAATGGGCAAGAGTTGTTCAGCCCTAGAAACAGTGGGTTTATTATGAACGCAGGAGACACACAAGCACTGTTGCAAGGTGTGTCACAGCTAGTGAATAGTGGTGGTGGTGGGATGGTTAACAATTTCACTGTGATCACTCCTGATGCTGAGACTGCTGCTAGTGCTACTGCACGCAAGTTGCGTGACGCTGCGTGGAGAAACTGAGATGGCTGGACTGAGTTACAACACGCTTGCTGGTGATTTGACGATTGGTGGGGTTGCTATGAACTGCCCTGGTTGGGTGGTGCAGAACCTTGCTGAGCTTTGGCTACCAGCAAACCAGCGTGGCAGTGATGTGATCCGACCTGGTGTGTCTGGTGTGAAAGCACGCTTACGCAGAGACACTGTGACAGTGCGCACATTGCGCTTGCTGATCGTTGGTTCTGCTGATCGTCTCGGCGCTGCAGTCACAGACTATTACGAAGGGTTACAGGCCAACATTGATTACATCAGGGCCAACGTCGTTGCACCCACCAACACAACAGACGGCACACGCTCAGTTGTGTTGACAATGCCTGATGGGACCACACGCACTGAACCAGCGCATGTACAGCAGATGGAAGTGGGCAGGATTGTGGAGAATGGTGCGTGGGCTTTGGCCACCATTGAACTGTCAATACCCAGCGGGCGCATCCAGTGACGTTGGAAGTTGAAGCACGGCTTTTCAACGCAGCGAACACCACACAGGTTGCAGCTTTGTCTGGTGCTTATGATGTGCAGTGGCAAGATGTGCGCAACGGTTTAGGCAACTTCAGTTTCAAACTGGCGCTGGCTGATTCAGACTTTCCGTCACTCACATTCGGGTTGACGTTTCGTGGGCTGGTCAACGGCACAGCCAAATGGGCTGGTGTGATTGAAAACTTCAAACCTGTCCCAGTTGATGCAGGCACAGA